TTGAGCACCAGGTCTAGCAACGTTGTAGATAGTTCTGATAACTTCACGGTTGATCTCAGCAAGAATCTCTGTAGAGAGAATATTTGCTAACTCAGCCTCAGCGTTCAATCCGTGGATTGCCTTGAGGTCTTGAGCGAGTTCTAGTGAGTACTCAGCTTTTAGAGCTCTTGACTTAGCAGTAACCGTGACTTTCTCGATTGAGAATGCCATCTGGTTGAATTCATTGGTCGAACCATCGCCCAATGCTTCTGCCTTGTCAGTACGCATACCCTGACCGACGTTATAACCCTTCTCATCTGCAGTAGCAGTTGGGTTAAGAACGGCTGGGTTTCCACCACTTTGAGAAGTAGTACCCATACCAACGGCAGCCTGTGTCCAACCAGCGGTGTCTTTTGTACCGCCACCTGGTTGTCCAGAGAATGCTGTGTCAACTTCATCGTAGAATGTCTCTGTTCCAGTCTGACTGGCGTAACGAGAACGCATTGCGAAGATTAGTCCAGTAGGACCAGACATTGGCTGAACACCAGCAAGGTCATATGCGACCAAGTTAGGCATTGCGCGTCTGATTAGACTAATCAATACTGGGTCGAAACCAGCAGTAGGTGATGAAGCACCAGCACTAAAACCAGCGTTTGCGCCAGAGTTTGTACTGTTTGTTGGTGCTGCCTCAGTTAAGATTGACCCACCTTGCTCGAAAGCTTGGGTTTCTTTGAGGAATTTTTCTTGGTTTTCTAGCAGGACTGCGGTAACAGATCTCTTATGCTTGTCTTCGATTTTATCAAGACCTTCATAGTCGAGTACTGGTCCCCACTTTTCCTGCAACTGTTCTGATTGGAACATTTGCTTAATTAATAGTGTTTGTAGTTTGACTTAATGTTAAATTCATTAACCTGCTAAACCTTTAAGTGTTTTTAGATATCCAGCCATAGAACCAGAGATTACCTCTCCAGAATTATCTACACCTTCAGATAGACTTTCGGATTTAGCTGCTGGAGCACTCTTACTTGGGAAATAAGATTCCTTGAGAGTTTCCAACTTCTCACGATATGATTCTTCACTATCAAACTCAACACTTTCCGCTAGGGAAGCGAGCTTTTCTTTCTGAGTAGCCGCAAGACCTTCAGAAACATCGGCAAGAATTACATCTGATGCAGACTCAGAAAGTCTTTGATTCAGTGCTACATTCCTTTCGATTTGCTCATTGAGCTTGGATTCCATATCATCTAGTTTATCCACCATATTTTGAAGTACATCATACTTATCCTCAGGGATTTCTACATAATGTTCTTCAAAAAGACTCTTAAGACCAGTCATAAAGGATTCTGTGAGTTCTTCCTTCAGACCGCCTTCAACTGCCAATTGATTCTCATTGAACCATTCGTCAGCCACATACTCCAGGTAAGAATCAATACGCTCATTTAGAGCAGATTTGATTTCTTCTACTTCCTCAAGTAATCTCTTGTCGTAATCTGCTACAAGAGTTTCCTTGATTTGCTTAACCTGGCCTTTAACTGCAGTTTCTAGGATTGTCTTTGCTTTATTCTTAAAGTCTTCAGACAATTCTTCACCTGCAATCAAAGCATCAACATCTTGTTCGATGTTAATTTCGGTATACTCTGGTGCTTCGGCAACTACTTCTTCTTCAGTAGTTTCTTCCTCTGCAACTACTTCTTCAGTAGATTCTTCGTTTTCAGCAACTACTTGCTCTTCTGTTGCTGGTTCTTCAGAGACGACTTCTTGATCGTCAGCGATTTCAACTTCATCTCCGGATTTAAGAGCAGCCATTTTCTCTGCAGGTTTAGCACCTTTGTTAACTACATCTCTTACTTGCTTAAGAGTTCCACCTGCTGGCTTCAGTTTTGCTGAATCGTTATCAGGTGCGTAGTTGTCTGGTGTAGGACCTCCAAGATCTTCGACTTGCGCTGTATTACCAGGTGTGCTTCCTTGAGGACCGCTTTGCATTGGTTCTCCTGGTTTAGCGTTGGCATTAACAGCAGTTTTGGATTGCTTTGTGCCTACTTCCATTTCTTGTAGTTCTGTTCCACTAGACATTTGAAGTTTCTCCGAATTTTCCTGTTGAAATCTATATTTATTTATAAAGTTTTTGTTTACAATGAGTTTATAAACTCATTGAAGAGACTCAATTTATGCTCTTCAAGCTTTTTTTGCCCCGTAAGAGTATCAATTTTACCCTTAATTTCTTCTGCTTTACGCTCTCTAAGAATAGTTCCTTCCCAGATCCACTCCTTTCCTTCCATAATTCCATCAACAAATGCATCAGGAGCAGAAGGATCAGCGACTATATCAGCAGCAGTTGCAAGCATAAAATCTTCGCCTACAACATTAAAACCTTCTCTGGTTGGTTTAAGTGAACCAATACCACGAGAAGAAACTCCTAATTTTACACCTTCACTTAATAATGATGATGCAATACTTCCCATAGGAGTTGATTCAAGAATCTTTGCTCTACCTATAAAGTTAGAACCAGACTCTTTTAATGAAGTAATTTTATGTGAAACCCTATCAAGGTTTACTGTTGGACCATCGGGATGTCCCAATTCTCCAAGTGCTCTGCCAGTATCAACATGTTCTTTAATGTATCTACCAACTTCTTTTTGAAGAGTTTCCATAGGATACATCCGACCATTACGGTTCTTGATGTTTCCTTGTAAAAAGATACCTTCTATGTAGAGGTTCTTCTTACCACTTTTAGTTGATTCAGTAATAACTTTTACTGATTCAATTTCTTCTCTAATGAGTTTCATTGGAATTAACCTCCTACAACTTGAACTTGCTGTACCTTAACAACGGCATTACTACCACCACCTCTAATACCAGCAACTTTGAATACATTCCTCAATTCAGCATAATTAGATGAACTATATGCAGTTGCAATAGAAGTAGTATTTGCAGATAAAGTAATTCTTCTGCAATAACCAGAATCCGCATTAGGTTCATAAGTTTCATTTACTGCTGTAACAATAGCACTAGAAACAGCATCATCATAATAATCTTGATCAGTTACAGTTAAGTTAACTGTATCTCCAACAGTAAACTGGGAACCAGTTCCTTGTTGAAATTCTATAATAGTAGTGGATCCCGTTGTAATCCCAACAACTGGTTGAGAACGAGGTTTTCCAATACTAATTACTTCTGGAGTATCAGCAACCACATAATAGTTTGCAGTAGTAGCAGTTGGATTAGTACCAATTGCAACATGAGCATCCTGATCAACAGCAACAACTCTTAGATATTGTGTTTTCTGCGGTATTGCGGATGATTGTACACTAGAAGCTGTTGCAGTAAAACTTACAAGATCTCCTACCTGTTGTTGAGCCATTATCGATTCCGAAAGTTCATTGTCTTATTTATTTATAATTACTTATACGCCTTCTCCACCAACAGATGCTGCAGTATTAGTTACTTTAGGAACATCTGTTTCTGGATGTACTTCTCCAGATTCTGGAGCACCAACATCACCATCTGTTTCTTCTGTATCATTGAAAGAACTTTTTGCTACATCAGGACGGAAAGCATCAACTTTCTCTGATGATTTTGCATAAAGAATATCTTTAATGCGGTCACTGATTTGTGCAGGTGATTTATCAGCAATAATCATGTCCATTAACTCACCTTGGACGTCATTCATATCAGGCATTTTAAGTAATCATATGAGTAATCGCTAATATTTATGTATCATCTTCCTTGGGTTCTTCAATAAAGTGATGTGTATAATTATAATCTGTAATCATTCTGAATAAATTTTCTTTAAATCCAGTTAAAAATTTTTTCTCATCTTTAGGTCTTTCAGGTTCACCAGGCCATATTTTTATATAATAATCAATAGAACTATAAAGACTTCTTACATCTTTAATATTCCATCGACATTCTGCCCACCATTCCATATCATCTTCATTATCTGGGTAAGTATATTCTTCTTTATGACCACCCTCGGCCATTAAATTTCTCCACCTTTTGGCTTTACAATATTGGCATCAGCAGTCATTCCTTGAGAATCTACATTCATAGATCTTAAAGCTGCATCTGGTTCAGGTTCAGTAGCACCAAGACTTGCTGGATCAACAGGTCGCATTCCACCACTACCCTCTGGGTCAAACATCATTTCTTGATCAATTGCCATTGGATCTGCAATAACACCATCCTTAATTTCTTTCTTAATTAACTTATCCTGTTCAAGTATTTCTTCATCGGTTTGACGAAGTACATTACGGCGAATCCAATCCTGAGAATAATACTTACCAACATATGGTTCTACAGTTGC